GGGCTAAGGCACGTGACATAATCGAAAACGAACTTCTTGTCGACTTCAATCTAAAACAACCTGACAAATCGCATGCCATAGCCTACTTCCTGTTGTTTTTCTGCCGTGACATGATCAACGGGCCGACGCCGATCCATTTATTCGAAGCCGCCAAGCAAGGAACGGGCAAAACACTTCTTACCGAAACCATCATGCGAACGCTTACGCTAAACAACTACGTGATAATCTCAAAGCCCGAAAGTGAAGATGAACTTCGTAAAAAAATAACCACGGCGGCAATGTATGGCGTTTCGGCCTTTTGCTTGGATAATATCGAAACTTTAAAATCAAAACTTTTGGCGCAAATTCTTCTTACGCAACAATATACCGACCGCATTCTTGGCAACAATGCGCAAATTGACACGACAATCAGGTGGGTTTGGAGCGCCACGGGCAACAACGTATCAATCGATACCGATATGATGCGTCGTTGTATACGAATCAGGCTTGATTGCGATGTTCCCGACCCACATCTTAGGCCCGTAACATGCTTTAAACATCCCAACTTGTTGTATTGGTGCGAACAAAACCGTGACAGGCTTGTATGGGCTGGACTAACGCTGATACAGGCTTGGATAGCGGCGGGAATGCCGAAAAACAAAAGCGTTAATTATGGCGGCTTTGTAGATTGGGCGCAAACGATAGGCGGGATTCTTGAATTTAACGGCATAGAAGGCTTTCTTGGAAACGTCCATGAATTCTACGACGACGCCGATATGGATGCGCTTGCATGGAACAATCTTGTGGCACGGTGGTGGAACGATTTTAAAGACAGGCCAATCTTAGCGGGCGACCTTTTACAGTGCCAACCAGAAATAGACGCCATATACCTTGGCCGTGACGATCGACCGTCTTCACAAAAGAAATATTTAAGCCGCTTTCTAAAAAGCAAAATGGATACCGTTACGCAGGTTGAACATGAAGGCAAAACGTTATATCTAAAACTTAAAAAGGTTCAGGTCGTTACCGAAGGCGTGTTGTGGGCGCTTAAACCCGTGGGCGGGGACTTGCCAATCTACGTAGACGAAGAAAAGGCGCCGTCGAATGATGCCGCGCAGGAAGATAAATCGAACGATGGGTCTATGGTAGAAATGGTAGAAATGGTAGAAAAAACGACCATTAAGAAAATTGAAATTGAAAATGAAAACTTACATTCAAATTTTCAAACGGCCAAAAATTCTACCATTTCTACCATGTCTACCATAAACCACGTTGGCGTAAATTCGGCAAACGAAGTTTTGGAATCGACCTGTCCACTGGCGGAAATGCCGCAAAAGATTGCCGGCGGAATAGCCTGCATCGACCTAGAAACAACAGGGCTTAATCCACGCAAAGACGCCATCCGGATATTGTCCGTGGGATGCGGCGAAGATTTTTGGATAATCGCCGATCCGACCGACGACACGCTTGAAACGGTCGTTATGGCGCCACGGCTTGTGATAGGGCATAACATAAAGTTTGACCTTGCCTTTATACGCAACAAAATTCAAAAAAGGATTGCGCCGAAGGTATTCGACACAATGGTCGCCGCACAATTAATCGAAAACGGCCTGCACAGAAAGGGAACGGCGTCCTTTTCCTTGGGCGAAGTCGTTCAAAGGTACCTTGGCACGAAAATCGATAAAACGTTGCAAAACAGCAATTGGGGCGGATATATAAGCAAGGAACAGGTTCGATACTGCGTGAACGATATCATATATCCGCAAAAGTTATTCGTCGTCCAAGCGGAACTTCTTCGCAAAAACGGGCTGGAAAAGGCGGCCGAACTTGAATTCGATTGTATACCTGCAATAGTTGAAATGGAACTTAACGGCGTCGGCGTTGATGCGCAGGGCATAAAGAAAAAGATCGACGAACTTAATTCGATAAACACGTTCAACTTCGACTTTAATCCCGCAAGCCATCAGCAAACCATAAACAAACTAAAACAACTTGGCATAAATGTTGAAAACACTTCGAAAGAAACGCTTATGTGGATAAAGCATCCGCTGATAGATCAAATTTTAGCATTCCGTGACAAGACAAAGAAAATTGAAATGTTGAAAAATTGGGACGGGTTTAACGAAGACGGCCGAATATATCCGAACTTCCATCAAATGGGAACGGCTACCGGGCGGTTTTCGTGCAGTTCACCCAACTTGCAGCAAATACCACGTGATGGCGAACTAAGAAAACTTTTCATTCCCGCCGAAGGATGTCGGCTTGTGGACTGCGACCTTTCGGGCATAGAATTGCGAATAATGGCGTGGTTGTCGAAAGATAAAACAATGATTGAAGCGCTCAAGGCGGGGCAAGACCTGCATTGCGTAACGGCGGCTAGGGTAGCGGGCAAGAAAGTGTCCGAAATAACAAAGGGGTCACAAGAACGACAGCTTGCAAAGGCGATAAACTTCGGCCTGATATACGGCATGGGGGCGCAACAGTTTAGGAACTACGCAAAGAACAGCTACGGCGTCGACCTTTCCTTGGAAGAAGCGACCAAGATAAGGGAAGTATTTTTCGAAACATATCCCGGCATTCGCAAATACCACTTCGCAATATCAAACAAGGAACGGGAAACATACTTCCTGCCCGGCAAAACAAGCAAACTTTTCGTGGTAAGGTGTGCATCGGGGCGGGCAAGATTGTTCGAAGAACTGTTGTTTACGCAGGCCGTAAATCATCCCGACCAAGGCACGGGGGCGGACATGATCAAGGAAGCGTTGCGCAGGCTATACGCCGAAACAAACTATAAAATAATACTGACGGTCCACGACGAAATCCTGCTCGAAGTCACCGAAAACGAAGCGCAAGAAGCGCAGCAGGTATTGAAAAATATCATGGTTGAATCGGCCGAAAAGTTTATCAGTCCAATCCCTGTAGACGCCGAAGCCGGAATTGGTAAAACACTGGCCGAATGTAAGTAACGTTGGGTGGCGTGATATGTCCGACGTTCTTACCGAAAACGGCCACTTGGCCGATTTCGGTAAACTCATAGGATGCACAGAATATGGGGCATACGGCATATCACGCCAGAAAAATTTAATACATGTATGAACGAAGTTGAAAGTTTTTGTAAAATGTGTTATAATATATACAATGTTACAAAAATCTTGTGGGGGGATGCTTGTAATGCGAATATCGTGGAATAGGGTGCTTGAACAGGCGGCGGAAATAGTTGCAAGCTATGATACTGGCGTAACATTGCGGCAATTGTTTTATCGACTCGTGGCGGCGGGCGTGTTGCAGAATACACAGGGTACGTATCGAACACTTTCGGCAAGAACGGCCGAAGCAAGAAGGGCGGGTAAATTCCCAGCGTTGATCGACAGGACACGCAACATTCACCGGTTTACATGCTTTAACGGTGTATACGAAGCCAAGGCGTGGCTTGCCGAAATCTACAGGCGGGACAGGACCGAAGGGCAGGAAGTATCCTTGTATATAGGCGTAGAAAAGAATGGCCTTGTGGCGCAACTTCAATCTTGGTTTGGCGACCTTGGCATACCAATTATCGCACTTGGCGGATATTCTTCGCAATCATACGTCGACGAAGTGGTCGAAGATGTTATCTCGCAGCAACGCCCAGCCATTTTGCTGTATGCGGGCGATTTTGATCCGTCGGGCGTGGATATAGATCGTGACTTCATAAAAAGGACAAGCTGTTTTGACAAGACGATCCGAATAGCGTTAAACGAAGAACAAATAGAAAAGTACAACCTTCCGCCGCAAATGGGGAAGGCTACGGACACAAGGGCTAAAAAGTTCGTGTCGAAGCGGGGAAAGCTTGTTCAGGTCGAATTGGATGCGTTGCAACCCGACGTGTTGCGCAGGCTGTTTTTGGAACAAATAGTTAAATACTTCGACTTCGATATATTCAATAAAGTCTTGGAAAAAGAAAGGTGGGAACGTGAACAGCTATGTTTATAGATAACGTGTTTGGCGGGGACTTTTTCCTGTTGGCGTTACTTATTAACGAAATAGGCAAAAAAACGGGCGAAAATGCCGTATTCGGCTATTGCATAGGAAACAAAAGGAATTCGTTCGACGTGGCGTGGCCATGCGTAAAAGTGGCGCTTGACGCTAACATAGGCGCAGGATACACGCCGTTCGCAAGAAGCGTATGGGACATGCTGAAAAGGCAAAGCGAAGCAATAAAACTTGGCTGGATAGTTTTTAATGTGATCCTTGATGACCTTGACATGGACGGCATCGTGGAAACCGTGTCCAATACGATACTTGCCAGGAAAAGAAACTCAAGACAAATAGTGATAGAAACCAAAAACAACAGGGGGAATGCGTATTGAGCATAACGCAAGCAGGTATAGACGGCGAAAAAATGGCCAGGATTTTCATAAAGGAAAACTACAACTACGACACGCTTTTTCAGGTCGACTGGCTGCTTAAAATCGACGGCACGTGGATAGTCATCGAAGTTAAAAGAAAAGAACCCTTTGCGCCGCCACCATTTTGGGGAACGGGGCTTAACATATCGCAAGTAAAACCCCGTCTAAAATTTTATCACGACACAGGAATCCGCTGTCTTTTATTGTATTTCAACACCAAGGACGACAAGGTCTATGCAAACTGGCTGGACGTGCTTGAAGAAGGCCAAAAATACGATACCAAGAATGGCATAAGGATTTATCCGCTGGACAACTTTAAGTGCCTTGGCGATGCACCACGACTGAAATAGTGGTATAATCAAACAAAGGCTTTAAAATTATAGGTGGGGATAAAATGGCTAAACGTGGAAGGCCCACGGGATACAATCGTGAATATCACTGCATTCTGGCCGAATATTACGCAAGGCAGGGAATGATTGATACAGAAATCGCAGAACGGCTTGGAATAGGCGTTTCAACATTAAACCTGTGGAAAAATAAATATCCCGAATTCATGGACGCCCTAAAGGCGGGAAAGGATTTGCCTGATGCCAAGGTTGAACGGTCATTATACCAACGGGCCATAGGATACGACTACGTGGAAATAGAAACGTATGGTGATCCCAACAAGCCCGGAAAGGTAAAGAAGACGCAAAAACATGTCCCGCCCGACGTTACTGCATGCATTTTTTGGTTGAAGAACAGGTGCCGTGACAGGTGGCGGGATTCGCAACACATCAAATATT